GGCTGGTGAACGGGGGGGGGGGGGGTTGGGGAGCCGCCCCCGGTGGCCATGGCTGCGGCGGGAGGGCTTGGGGCTGGATTTGTTAAAACCTAGGGGCGTCCGAGCAACGACGTCCAGCCGTGGGCGATGGTGGGCCACCAAGCTTTCCGCGCCGCGTCCTCGACCTCACCCAGCTCGGGCATCTTGATCCCGCTGCGCACAAAGATGCGCACGCACTCCTGGTGCGCGGCGAGCTCTGCGGGCGTCAAGATCTCCTGCAGCCTGTCGCCGAGGCCGTAGGCGTGGGCGCTGAGCCGAGCATAGTTGGCGAGGAGGTCGGAAGCGCCTTTCACCTTCCGGCCGAGCACGAGGGAGGCGTGGGTCTTGAGGGGGTCGGCGACGATGCCGTAGCGCGAGAATCGCCAACCGCAGAAGCCGGTGAGGTCTCCGGGCCGCTGTGTGTGGACCACCGGTTTCCCTTCGAGCAGGAGCCGCTTCTGGATCAACGCGAAGCTGGGCTTCTCTTCCGCGAGGCAGTCCTGGGCCATGTCGTCACCAGCGAAGACCAGGTTGGCGCGGTCCGGGACGGCGAAGCGGGTGAAGTGGTACGCGATGTTGCAGGCCGTGTTGGCGTCGAACGTCGGACCCTCCCCCGACAAGCGCATGATGCCCAGGAAACCAGTGAAGGCGCGTGCGTTCATCTTGAGCCGGAGGTAGCGGTCGAGCACGTCCGCGGGCACTCCCACGTGTTGGCCATGGTAGTACTCGAAGGCAAGCATGCTCGCGTCCTGCGACTGGTCGAAGCGGGTGTAGTCGTTGGCGAATGCTGGCCCGTCGTGCCGCCACTGCTCCCTGACCCAGTCGCTGAGCTGCTCAGGGCGCGTGCCGCAGTTGACGAAGATCCGCTTCGGCTCGAAGTGCTCGCGGACCTTGCGCATGTACCGCGCCATGATGCCGAACTCCATGACCACGGTCTGCTTGAACGAAGCGATGGCTTGGCCGGCTTTGGCAGGTTGACCCATCTTCTCCGGCTTCTTGACCCACTGGCTCTTGTTGAATAGCGCCACCATGAAGTCGTCGAAGTCGGGGCTCTGCCGCGTGGCACCGTTGATCAGCTGGGCGACCGACTTCTCCCCATACTTGGCGGCGACCTCGCGCTCGCACGTGCTCCAGAGGGCCGACTGGAATGTGAGCGGCGCCTGCGGTAGGCCCATCGCCACGCGGTAGTTCTCAAACAGCGTGCTCCCGATGCTGAGCTTCGCGCGGAAGTCGGCGGCGTTGGACGCGGCGTCACCAGGGACGATCCGGGCGCCGAGCGTGAGCTGCCACAGGGCCTCGTCTTTCGCTTGCTGGTGGGGGAAGAGCTGCACGAAGGGGTCCTCGGTCTGGAACACGTTGGTGTACCCGTCTCCGACTCGCGCCTCGCGGTCGAACTTCTCCCCGGCGGCTTCCACCAACTCGTCGTAGTGGGCGTCGAGCGACTCCGGGGGAATGTGCGTGCGCAGGGGCCCTGTCTCGACGACGACGGCCTCGGGAGCCGTGTGGTCTCGCGGCTGGGAGTCTACGTCCCGGAAGGCGTTGACGAAGCTCTGCAGGTAGGGGGTGGCGCTGAGCTTGTCCTCGGTGAAGTCCGCGCTGTTGTAGCCGTCGACGCGGTATTCCGGCATGACCACGATGTCGTCCCGAGCCCTAGAGAGCGCTGTGTACCACGCTTCGTCGCTAACCGCCCGGCTGGCCTCATCTAGGACCACGGCGATGCTGCTGCACGTCAGGCCTTGGCACCCGGCGTACGTGTATGCGGTGCGGCCGGCGGCGGTGGCCGCGTCGGCCGAGGCGAGTGACGGGTAGAGGAAGGGCCGCGAGTCAGCCGGGGGCTCGAACTGGACGGTGAGTTGGCCTGCCTGCGTGGAGGAGGCGTGCACGCCGAGCGCGTTGGCGATGGTGCGCGCGTTCCGGTGGGTCGCATTGACATAGAAGTCGCTGTACGCCATGTACACGTCAGCGGCATTCTTCAGGCCAGCGATGGCGGCTTCCTCGTTCCGCTCGTGGTACGCGGTTTGCCTGGGGTCGCCGAGGAGGAGGATGGGGCCGCTGTGGCGGAAGGCGCAGGCCTCGATGAGCCCGGGCGGGAGCTTGGTGTAGTCGTCGAAGACGAGGAGCTCGTGGGGCCGCATCTGCATCAGCGCCTTTTCGTACGTCTTGAACATGCGGGGGTCCATGTCCGGGACGTCTTCCACCCATTTGTCTCGCAACACGCGCGTCGGCAGCACTACGCACACGTCCGGGCCGTCGATCCCGCGCTTCTCAAGGCACCTGCGCTGAAGCCACTCGATGACCGCCTGGCTTTTCCCGCTCCCGCCGGCGCCGTGGATCACGCAGATGTCTACGGCGGCGCCTGCCTTGTTGACCCCGGCCAAGCGCTGCGTGAGGTCGCGACGGGCCTCATCCTGCGACCACAGCTTGCCCGAGCGACCGTTCTTGATGTCCGAGGCGAGTGCGAGTGCCCGAGCGGGCCCGAGGGTTGCCTTGTAGAAGTGGCGCCCAGTAGCGTCAAGAACGGCGGCGAGGGAGGCTGCCTCGCCTCGGAGGTTGTGGGAGCGTGGCGCGTTGACGTGGCCCTCCTGGATCGCCCAGATCCTGGTCTGCGCGCTAGCGGTGCCCGCGTACTGTGGGGCGAGGTCGTCGAACCCGCAAGCGCGTAGGACCCGCACCTGCCGACTTGTGTACCCGTGGGTGCTGCTCGTCGGCTCCTGCTGGCTCTCGACCCTGGTGGTCGAGGACGTTGGGCTCTCCCCATCTTTCGGGGAGGGGGGTTGGGTTGCCGGGTGGCGGGGAGGTTTTTCGGGCCGCGTGCGGGGGCCGGGCCGCATGGCGGGCGACGGGGCCTGCGACTCCGGCGTGATGCACGCCCTAGCTCGCGTACGCGGCGTGGGCGACTTGGCGGGGACGTCGGCGCAGGCAGTCGCGTCGGCGGCCTCAGCGGTGTCCGCGTCCGCGTCGGCGTCGTCATCGTGCTCCACACCGGAGGCCAGGACGCTGAAGCGGCCCCAGGCAGGCACGGCGACGCCTTCCCGGTTGCAGCCGAGTCTGGCGTTGACCCGGGCCAGTAGCGTGCGCACCTCGGCATCGAGCCGCGCGGGCGTGCCCACAGGCGTGTTTCGCCGCGCGCTGGGCTTGAAGCAGTGGATGCCGCGTGCGGCGAATCCGGGCGGGGCGCTGACGGTCGGCTTTGGGCGGTCGCGGGCGATGGTGCGGAGGCGCGCGCATAGCGTCACCACGTCGAGGGGGCGGGAGGCCCAGCGGGCTGGGGTGCGGGGCTCCTCCAACATCATGTCCGGGAGGAGAAGGGGGGAGCCGAGCCCGAGCACGCCGGGGCGGCCTGCTCGTTCAGCCCACGTGCACCCGATGACCTCAGCGTGCGGCAAACCGAAGCATAACGCCGGGAGGGGCTCGGGCGAGTCCGGTACCCTGTCGGTGGGCCGCGAGAGTTCGGCGTCGACGGCACCCTCATCGGGACAGAGGAACTCCCACGGCATGCGCTGGGGCGTCGCTGGGGCCGAGACGTTGACGCGGCGGCATGGCGCGCTAGGCTGCTGCGCTGGCGTGCGAGCAGCTCCGCCGGCGGTGGTGCTCCGTGGGGGCAGGAATACCCTCGGGAGGCGGTCCTGGGCAGCTTCGTGGGTCACGGCGGCGACGGTCTGCGGGTCGGGAATGGTGGTGTCGTCGAGGGGGGGGGGGGCGCGGGGCGGAGGAAAGCGCATTAAACAGCTCCTCCCTTTCGCCGGCGCATAGGCCCACTTGACCATCCCTCGGGGCCTCGGGAGTCGTGACGTCCCGACTGACGTCCCGACCCCGCGCCTCGAGGTTGTTGGGGGGGGCGTGGTCTGCGTGCCCCGCGCGCGCGGCCGCGTGCTTAGCCCGGATGCTCACGGCGGCTTGGCCGGCGGCGGCGGCGAGCAACTTCTCCCCGAGGGTCGACCCATCGACGGTGTGCACCCTCAGCGTGTAGGAGAAGGGCTCCCAGTCCAGCAGCTTCTTGGCCACGCGGTAGGAGCTCAAGCCTATGAGGCCCTCAGCGCAGTCAGCGGCCAATTTGCGTACGCGGTTGGCCACGCGCGCGCACCATCCCTCGCCGATCATCTGTCCGTAATCGTTGGCGCAACTCGTCCCGGACATGAAGACGAAGTAGTTCGCGATGTGCGCGATGGAACGGGGGTCTGCGTACTCCAGGGCCTTCCCGCTGAGGAGCTGCCGCAGCTTCGCGTAGAAATCGCGGTGCGTGACCGCCTTCACGGAGCGCGCGTACAGCATGCACTGCATGGCGAGCTTGCGGGGGATCGGCAGGGCGTCGGCCTCGTCGTAATCCGCGAAGATCGGCGGGAGGACTACCATCCTGTCGGCCTCGAAGGGGCGGAAGCTCGGGACCACCGGCGTCTTGCGCGTGATGACGAAGATGTGGTGTGCAGCCAGGGAGGTGATGCGCTCCACGTGCAACGAGAAGGCGCCGGCGAAGATGGCGCCCACGGCCAGCCAGTCGAGCTGTCCGTACTCGTGCACGTAGGCCTCACCGCCGTGGGCCCCAGGGAGGTAGTCGAAGCCCTCCGCGCGGTAGTTGATCCGGTAGAGCTCCGGATACAAGCTTGGGTGCCGGTGACGCGCCTCAACCGGGAGCACGAGCGTGGCATACATGGACACCAGCTTCGGGGAGCGCTGGAACAGCTCCACCACGTCGCGCGGCGTCATGTAGTGCAGCGCGTCGTGCACAAAAGCCAACGCGGTGCGGGCTGTGGGGAGAGCTCGCCGAGGCTGGGAGTCGACTCCCGTGATGCGCGTGTACGCCTGGGATAGGTGGGTGTCCGCGCGGGGGTTGGGCGTTCTTGCTTCAAACGAGGATGCTCTTGCCGGCAGCGCCTGGGGCAGATAGAGCAAGAGCAGGATCATAGAGCAGTGCAGCAGAAAAGAAGCCGTGAGAGAGCGG